ACAGCATCTGCTCGGCCTTGCCTTCGATGGCGCCGGTGCTGTCGCCGCGGTCGGCGTAGAGGCGCCCGCACAGCTGCAGCGCCAGCATGTTGATGTAGTGGTCGCCAACCAACGTGTTCCAGTTGATGGTCACCGGACGGTTCCAGCCGTCCTCGATCAAGACAGCCACGCGCTCGCCGTCCCAGTGCTGTTCCGGGTTCTCAGTCTGCGTCACCGAGTCGTCATCGACGTAGACCGCCGTGATGGCTGACGCGGTGTTTACCGGCTGGATCGGCAGCACCACCCAGGTGTCCCCTTCCTCGGACACCTTGTACGAGCGCTCGAGTGCCTGCATGGCCAAGCCGGTGCAGCGCTCGATCGTCTCGCGCACGGCAGGCAGCAGGATGTTGCCGATGTACGAGTCATCCTGCGCGTGGAAAATGCGCAGGTGACTCTTGATATCGCTGGTGGTGAGTACTGGCATTTTGAAAAGACCGGGGGGGGTGTCCCCCCCGCCGGTCCGGGGTCACATGGAATCGATCAGGCCTTGTTGACGATGACGCCACCGGCGCGCTTGTCGACAATCTGCGCGTCGGAGCGCATCGAGCTGCGGTAGTTGATGATGCCGGTGCCGCTGTTCGAGAACGGGTCGACGATGAACTGCACTTCGCGGCGGTCCACGATGCGGTAGGCGCGGGCGAGGTCACCGAAGAACACCTGCAGGCGAGCTGATCCGGCGTTGTGAACGTCGGCAAACTCGCTGATGTAGACCGGTCGGCCCATCAGCAAGCCGCTGGCGCCGTCCTGCAGCATCATCCCGTTCATGCCGTCGTACATGTAGTTACCCGTGGTCGCTGCCTTTTGCTTGAGCAGGAACGCCCAAGTCGCCTGGTTCATGATCCAGCTGCCGTTCTGGGCGTAGGCGCTGGGAACCAGATTGAACAGGTCGATGACATCATCGAAGTCGATGGTGTTGGCCGTGGCGCCGGTCTTCACCACGTACTGCCAGTCCGAGTCGCTGTACATGATGCCCTGTTCCTGGGCAGGCGAACCGGCCGCACCAGCGCCGGTGATGTGACGTTGGGCGCGGAACTTGCCGTGCGCACGAGCGTGGTCGGCGACGACCTCGGCGGCCACGTCAATCGAGGCGTCGAACAGCAGTTCCTCGGTCACCGGCGTCGTGGCGGTGGCCTTGTAGGCGGCGAACGTCTTCACGATGGTGGTGAAGTTTGATTCGCTGTATGCCGCTGCTTCGTTCGTAGCCGCGACAGTGGTGCGCGAGTCGATGACGGGCAGACGCAGGTTGTTCGGGACAGTCTGGACGGTCGCCAGCTTGCGCACGGGGTCGACCCAGTCCAGCCACTTCACGAACTCGCCGGTCATCACCGACTGGGGCACAGTGTTGCCAGCGGTGGCAGCGGTGCCGACCGTCAGGGTCGTGCGCAGTTCCATGTTGCCGCTGCCCTCGCGGCCACGCGTGGCGAGGAAACGCATCAGGTCGGCGTCGTTGCCGCCGTTGCGGACCTCGGGACGGCCGACCAGTTGGCCGTTCTTGGCCTTGACGGCGTCCAGGCGGCTGCGAATCGACAGGCTCTCGAGCTGCCCGTCAATAGCGCGGATCTCTTCTTCCGCCGCGTCGAACGAACGAACGGCCTCGGGGGTTGCGGTCTCGGCGTACTGCTCGCACGCAGCGACGAGCTGCGCACGCTTCTCTCGGAGTGCTTCGGGGGTCACGGTCATTTCAGGTCTCCAATCCGCAGCCGCAGGTACCGAGCGACGAGCCCGGTGGAAGTGTGAAACGCCCGGACCGCGGCTGCGGTCGCCTCGTAGGCGGGCGTGTGGACAAGGCTGACCTCGTAAAGGCGGGCCGACACGACGGTCCGGCGGTTGCCCGCCCACTCGTCCTTGTCGACCGCGAACCCGAACGACATGTTTTGGTAGATCCCATCGCGGAGCAGCACGCGCATGTCCTGCCCGTCGCGGGTGTCCGGCAACCGAGCAGCGAACGTCACGCCGCGCTCGGTTTCCTCGAGCTCGAGCGTGCCGCTGCGGGTGTCCGCCAGCACGCGCCCGCCGTCGTGCTCGACGAGCAGCGACACGTTCCGGCGCCCCAGGTCGGCCGCGAACGCACCGCGCTGGATCGTCTCGATGAACGGCAGCGGCTGGGATTCAGTCTCGTAGGGAATGGCCAGCCCGGACACGGTGTTGCCCTCGACGGCTGCGCGGACCTCGAACGAGCGGCGGTCAATCTGCATCGGGCGACTCGCTTTCTTCGTCCTCTCGGTCGCCGTTCACCTCGGCCTGGCCGGCCGCCGTGTCCAGGCGCATCATGAGTTCGTCTGCCATGGGGTCCTGCACCGGCTGCATGCCGATGAACCACCGGGCGTCATTAGGCGTGAGAACGCCAGACATGACGAGCTTGGACAGCTCCTTGGCGGTGTCCTTCATCGTGCCGCGGAGCAGTTCCTGCAGGTCGTGCTCGACGCGATAGCCGGGCAGCAGTTTGGCCGTCAGTTCGGCCTCGATTCGCTTCGCCCAGGGCCGCAGCGTCTGATCGACCAGCGCACGCTGGGCGTTCAGGTCGATTTGAGTTCCCGCCTCGGTGGCCGCCAGGAACGACAGCGGCAGGTTCAGCGCTCGGGCAATCTCGCCCATGGCCGCAGTCCGGGCCGCCGTCACGGCGTCCAAGTCACCCTGCCCGCTGACGCCCTCGATCTTGCCGCCGCCGTCGATGATCAGCGGTTCAGACGCGCCGCCTGATTTGGCATGCTTGGCCTTCCAGGCGAGCAGGATCGTCTGCTTCGCCTGCTCGCTGATCGGCGTGGGGAACTGGAACGACAGGCGCCGGGTCGTGCCGGTGGCCGCCATGGTGGCCGCCCAGTTGTCCAGGTCCGCCACCAATTGCAGCTGCGTGCGGCACTTGTCCAGCGGGCTCTCCCCGATGAACGCCCACCGGCTGTAGCCGCCTTTCACGTGGATGAGGTCGCTAGCCGGTATGGGCTGCCCGTCGAGCAGGTACTGCAGCGGGTTGGCCGACCAGTTGATCGTGATGCGCCCACGCTCGAGCGGGATGAGTTCGGCAGCCTCGCCCGAGTAGGTACGAGCGATGTACGCGTAGGCGTTGCCTTGCGTCATGGCGTCGGTGACGAGCCACCGGCGCAGGTCCCAGCCGTTGACCATCTCGGTGCTGCGGCCAGTGAGCAGGCTCAGGGCAGCAGGCTGCACCTCCTGGTCTCTGCTGTCGTAAACGCACAGCGTGACGCTGGCCAGCATCGAGGCCACGCCCTCGATGGCACGCTGGACGCCAGGCAGCGCCTCAACGTCCCCGACGCTGCTGGTGTCGACCAGCATCGAGGCGTTGAAACTGCCCAGGAAGTAGCTGCGGAAGCGCGAGAGGAGTCCCACGCCTCCCCCAGTTTGAGTACGCGCTTTTTCTGTCAATAGGCGGGTGTGACATTTTCTGTCACATTCCGCAAATTGTCGATCCGTCCGCTAGGTGGCGTCAGATGGTCATGACGCCGGACGGCGGCATCCACTGCTGGGAGCGCCCGCGCAGCTCGAACAGGCGGGCCGCGTTGCAGGCGGCCACCAGGGCGTCGATGTTCTGCCCGTCCCGCTTCTGCAGTTTGACCAGCCCCCCGTCGTAGGTCTTGGTCGTGGCGTGCCGCAGTTGGTGCAGCAGCACCGGGTCGTCGTGGTACCGGAGCGCCTTCATGCGGATGAGCGCCACAAACGTCGACCAGGCTGGCGCCTGCTCCCGGATCGACTGGGACCGGGCCTCCACCGGCAGGTTCAGTTTGTCGACCATGACCTGCCGGACCCAATTCTGCGTCCAACCGACCTCGTCGACGCCGACGGCCTCGAGTTGGAGGGTGCTACCAAGTTGTTCCAGCAGGCCCTCGACGGCGTCAAAGTCAATCAATTGCCCGTCGTTGTGGTGAACGTGCCCCTGCTGAACCAGTTCGTGCAGCCAGGGCCGCTGCTGTTTCATGTGCCCGAGTTCCCCGCAGGTGAACGACCAGGTCCGGAGCAGCCCAAACTCCCCGCCGTCGACCACCACCCCCACACTCGTCAGGTCGGCCCGAGCCCCCACGACGCTGCCCAGACTAAAGTCGATGAACGCCCAGGCCCGGCGCCCGCGCACGTCCTCGAGGCGCCAGTCGAATCGGGCCTGCTCGAGCACGGCCGCGTCGATGCCGACGCTGGCGAGGCTGCCGCCGGGCAGGTTCAACCGCTGGGTGCGGAACTCCTCGACGCCGTCCGACCGGCTGCCCAGGAACGCCAGTTCCGACCTGATGGTG